ACCTTCGAGGAGTTCAAGCGCCAGGCCGGCCTGAAGCTGACACGCCAGCAGCACGCTGTCGAGCGCGCGGTGGCCAAGCATGCCAGCGTCGACCACTACCGCCAGCTCAACGAGGAGCGCCGCGGGTACGCCGAGAAGTACCAGCGGCCCGGCAAGGGGCGATTTCGCACCTACGTGATCGCGAGCGACCTCCACGACGAAGAGATGGACCCGTTTTTCCGCCGCGTGCTGATCGACACCATCGACCGCGTGAGCCCGGACGCCTTCTGCATCGGCGGCGACGGCCTGGATCTGCCCGAGTTCGGCAAGTACAGCGTGGACCCGCGCGAGTGGGGGCCCGTGCGCCGCATCAAGGTCATGCACAAGTTCCTGGAGGACATCCGCCAGGTCAAGCCCGACATGCAGGTCGACTGGCTGGAGGGCAACCACGAGTACCGCCTGCTGCGCCACCTCGGCGACGAGACGCCGGCCCTGAAGGCGGTTCTCAGCGAGCTGCACGGCTGGACGGTGCCCAAGCTGCTGGGCCTAGACCAGTACGAGGTCAACTACGTGGCGAAGGCTGATCTGGCTGCCTACAACCAGCGCGACATCCAGAAGGAGATCGGTCGCAACTACCTGATCTACGACGACTGCTTGGTTGTGCACCACTTCCCGGACGGCCGCAACCTCAAGATGCCTGGCGTGAACGGGCACCACCACAAGCACATCAGCTGGCCCGAGTTCTCGCCTGTCTACGGCGCCTACGAATGGCACCAGCTGGGATGCGGCCACCGCCGCGACGCGAGCTACTGCAACGGCGAGAAGTGGCACATGGGCTTCATGATCGCCAACGTCGACACCTGGACGCGCCAGGTGAACTTCGACTACGTACCGGTCACCGACTTCGCCGTGAGCGGAGGCAAGTGGTACACGCGCGCCAAGAGCGAGATCGTCAGCCCCGAAGTGCGCATCGGCCTTCCGATCCAGACATCGGTCGGCTTGTAAAGTCAGTGCTTACACACTAAAATCGGCAGCCAAGGAAGATTCTCAATGCCACTCAGCACGGCTCACGCCAACGACCTCGTCAAACTGATCCTCGCCGGTGTGGCCATCCCGAACCTCGCCGACAACGCCGCGGGCTCACCCCTGGCGCAGCTGTATCTCGGCCTACACACGGCAGACCCCGGCGCGGCCGGCACGCAAAGCACCAGCGAGCTGGCTTACGCCGGCTACGCGCGTAAGGCGCTGGACCGCATCCCGGCGTTCTGGACCTTCTCGGGCGGCAACGCCAGCCCCACAGGCCCGATCACCTTCGCTGAAAGCTCAGGCGGGGCAGGCGGCGTCGTCACCTTCGTTTCGATTGGCGTCGCGGCCGCCGGCGCAGGCAAGGTGCTGCTGCGCGGCCAGATCATCACGCCGGCCACCGGCGTCCCTGTCTCGGAGGGTGTCACTCCCTACTTGAAAGCGGGCACCGTCATCAAGTTCCTGGACGTCTGATGGCCCATATCGTCGCAGACCGCATTCTCGAAACCAGCACGACCGCTGGCGCGGGCGTCGTCACGCTCGACGGTGCCGTCACGGGCTTTCGGCGCTTCGGCGACAAGATGGCCGTGGGTGACACCTGCTGGTACGTCATGTATGCCGTCGACCTGGTTGGCCGGCCGACGGGCGAGTACGAATGGGGCACCGCAACCTACAGCGCTGCCAATCGGCTCACGCGCACGACCGTGGTGGGCTCCAGCAACGCTGACGCCGCTGTGGCTTTCGCACTAGGGGCCAAGCAGGTCGCCTTGACCATCGTGGCTCCGACGACCACCGGCCTGAAGGCGCAGTGGCGAGCCATGGTTGGACTGGACAAGGTCGAAAACCTCGCGCCCGCGGACTACCCGGTGAGCACCTCGCAGAAGGCCGCGCTCGACGCGAAGTCGGACACCGCGACCACCGTTACCAAAGACACTGACACAGGCGCTGCGCGCATGCCAGCCGGTACGACCGCCGAGCGCGGCAACCCGGACGAGGGCACCTTTCGCTACAACAAGAGCACCAAGCGGCCCGAGTTCGGCAACGGCAGCAAGTGGGGCTCCATGGCCGGCGCAGTGGGCGGCGGCACCGACGCGATCTTCTTCCAGAACGCCAAGGTGGTCACCGCAGACCACACGATCACCTCCGATCAGAACGCGACAGCGGTCGGCCCGCTAAAGATCAATCCCGGTGTGAAGCTGAAGGTGGAAGCCGGCGCACGTCTCGTCATCGGATGAGAGGAACAAATGTCTCTTGACCTTAGTGGGGACGAGATCCTCAACTCCCCGAGCGCTTACGTAACAGGCGATATGAAGATGGCATGGCGTGCGGCGGCGCAGGATGGTTGGATCGCCGCGGACGGCAGCACCATCGGCTCCGCGACCAGCGGAGCTGCGCGCGCCAATCCCGACACCCTCGCTCTGTTCATGTTGCTTTGGGCATTCGACAACTCCGTGTTCCCCATTCAGAACGCCGACGGGACGATTGGAGCCAGAGGTCCGTCGGCGTCCGCCGATTGGATCTCGAACAAGCGCATGCCGACTCCCAATATGACGAACCGCTACGCGCGAGGCCCGGGCACGGCTGCGCCGGGCGTGAAGCTGGAGGGCTCCAGCGTTTGGACTGACAGCCTCGGTGACGCCACTCTCCGCCAGGCGTCGGGCGCGACTGCTGTGCAGAACGGTGAAAGCGTATCTACCTTTACCGCCGCGCAGACCTACACGCAGAGCGGCGCGGTGTTCACCGCATCAGCCGCGGGGCAACGCTTCGTCAAGGTGCGACCGGACACACTAGTTGTACCGCACTGGATCAAACTCTAAGAGACATCAATGGCGAGTATCGAAACAGCCAGCTCGGCTGACCAGTCTCTCATCCTTCGCACGGGCGCGGCGGACGTCATGCGCGCCAAGCTCGACGACGTAGGCAATCTGACCTTGTTCGGCGAAGGCCGCGTCATCACCCCGTACACGTCGGCAGTGGGGCAGTGCTATGTCAAAGCCATTGGCGGCAACCTCGTGATGCAGCGGGACAAAGGGTCCATGATCATGATCAACGGCCGTGTTGAGCAGATTCCCGAGGCAGGCGTGTCGCTCGCACCTGGAGTTCAGGCGGTCGGTTCATACCAGCACATCTATGCGTACATGGATGCAGGCGTGATGAAGCTGGGAAAAGAACCCATGGCGACCGGCCGCGCAATCGACAGCTTTGGTCAGCAGGTTATCGCAGGACACCCGGAGTGGACGCTGGTAGCCAAGGCCTACAACGGCGTGGCCAATTCGTGGGCCCCGGGTATCGCTGGTCAAGTCAATCTGATCAACTGGTTCAACCGCCGCAAGGTCCATGGCTATGGCTACTACGGCGCTGTGCGCAACTGGAGCACTGGCTCCTGGGCCGAGCTGGATTCGGCCGGTCGCGTGTACTTCCTTCACTGGGGCCCAGCAGATGGCGAGAACGTCGACTTCCTCATCGGCGGAAGTCTCCAGAACAACACTGCGACGGCCTTGTCGCAGACCGGCGTCGCGTTGAACAACACCTCCAACCCGGACATCTGCACGCAGGCGTTGTCGATCCCGAACGCCAATGGCTACAACCACGTCACGATGGGTCGACCCATCAACGGCGCCCAGATGGTCGACGGCATGAACTACCTCGCGCAGCTGTGCTGGGCCAACTCGGGCACGGGCAGCTGGAACCTCAACATTCAAGCGGAGGTGATGGGGTAATGTCCGTTCAGGCCGATAAATATCAGGTTGGTGTCAACGTCACCAACGCTCAGAACTTCACCATCCAAGCCACCGGTGATGGCACGCTGCGCATCTTCCGCGGCGGAGAAGACTCTCCGCTGAGCGAGGTCTTGCGCATCGAGGCCGACGGCCAGCTGACCTCGTTCAAAGGCGAGTTTGCGAAGACCGGTGACTTCAAGTTTCGCCAGGCTGCTGCACCTGACCCCGGTTGGATCGTCGCCAATGGAGGCACGATCGGCTCGACGGCCAGCAATGCGACCAATCGTGCCGGCAACGACACGTTTAACCTGTTCGTACGGTGGTGGACGGACTACACCGATGCGCAGCTCCCTATCCTGACCAGTGCTGGTGCGGCCAGCACGCGCGGCAACAGCGCGCAGGCTGACTGGGACGCAAACAAGCGCCTCAGCGTTTTCGACATGACCGACGACCGGTTTCCCGTCGGCGCGAACGGGGCGGGCACCATCAACGGCACCAAGTACGCCGACACGCTCAAGGACCACACCCATACCGTCGCCAGCACCGCAGGCCAGAGCACTGGCGGCACGACCGGTCTGATCATCACGACGTCAGGCGCGCCTCAGGGCGGCTTTACGTCGTCGGGCGCGAGCGGCGGTGCCACCAAGAACTTGCCGCCACGCCTGGGCATGTTGCCCTGCTACAAGCTCTGAGATCCACATGCAGTTCTGCTACTCGCCTTCGACCAACCTTTTCTACCAACGCGCCTTCAATCCCGGCATCCCGGATGACGCCGTCGACGTGCCGATCGAGATGCCGAGCATCTGCGCCGGCTACGAGACCGCGCCAGGGCCTGACGGGCAGCCACGCGTCATTGGCGAGAACGCGCTCAGGTTCCTGCAAGAGCGCATCGCCGAGAAGCGTTGGAAGGTCGAGACCGGCGGCATGACGCTTCCCGACGGTATCAAGGTCGACACGGCCCGTGAGGACCAGGCGGCGATCGCTAACACCCTCGCGGTGTGGCCCTTCACTGGGCTGCAGCAAATCTCCTTCAAGGCCGCCAGCGGATTCGTGATCCTGACGGAGACGGAACTGCAAGGCATCGCGGGTGCCATCGGCCTGTTCAAGCAAGCCTGCTACGAGGCCGAACGTCTGCACTGCCTGCAGATCGCCGGGCTGAGCGATGCAGAGCTGCTTGCCTACGACTTCAGCACCGGATGGCCAGGGGAAGAGCCACCGGCAGAAGAGCCTCAGGAGCCGTCGGAAGGCGAGTTGCCAGGCGAGCAGCCGCCAGAACAAGAGCCTGAGACGGACCCAGCAACGGACCCTGCAGGCGAGGGCGACTAAGCCATGTTTGGTAGCGTCCCGCTGAGCACCACCGCCTTCGCGGTGGGCCCAGTCCTGTCCTCGAGCAAGCTGGCGGAATTCATCGTGGAGTTCGTTGTAGGCGCGGGCGTGAGCGGCCTGGCCGGCTCGAAGAATGGGGGCACCGCTTCGCTGGTGCAGTCCTCGAGCTGGAATGTCGACGGGCGCTCCATCGCGGCAGGCGTGGCCGCGTTTGTCGCATCGAGCTCGTTCAAGGCCCCTGGCGCCTCTGTGGCGGCCGGCACGGCAGAGGTCATCGCCGAAGCCGTGATGGACGCGATCGCGACCGTCCAACTGCTGCCTGGCCAGCCTGTGGATGGGCAGCGCGTCCAGGTGGGCTGGCGCTACTACGTCTGGCGCGCCGCGCTGGGCAGCTGGCGCCCCGACGGCCCGGCACCGCACAAATTCTAAGGCTTATATGGTCAGTAAGCACTGACACATGTCACAATAGCGGCTGACGACCTGGAACCCGAAATGGCAAAGCAACTGAAATACCGCAACAAGCACTCCAACAGTCGATCTTCTGGCCGTTCCGGCCAGGTTGTCACCCGATACGAAGACCCGCGCGACTACGGCCAGCCGCGGATCAGCCAGCCGCCCAAGCGCCCGGAGGCCAAGACCGAAGCACAAGGCCGATATCTGTCGGCCTTCATGAGCGCAGAGCTGATCTTCGGCACCGGCCCGGCCGGCACCGGCAAGACCTACGTTGCAGGCGCATGGGCTGCCGACCAGCTCGCCGACCGCCGCTACGACCGCGTCATCATCACGCGTCCTGCAGTCGAGACGGGCTCGCCCATGGGCTTTCTCCCCGGCGAGCTCGAAGAGAAGTACGCACCGTTCCTCGAGCCCTTTAAGCAGGTGATGATCGAGCGCATGGGACGGGGCGCCTTCGAGTGCGCCCTGAAGAACGAACGCATCAGCCCGCAGCCCCTCGCGTACATGCGCGGTGCAACGTTCAAGAACGCGATCGTCATCCTCGACGAGGCGCAGAACACCACGCCAGAAGAAATGAAGATGTTCCTCACCCGCATCGGCGAGGACTGCATCGTGATCGTGAACGGCGACGTACAGCAGATCGACATCAAGGGCCCCAGCGGCCTGCTGGACGCGCTCAACCGCGTGTCGCACCTGGACCAGGTCAGGGTTGTCGAGTTCACCGAGGACGACATCGTCCGCTCCGGGCTGGTCAAGGCGATTCTGACGGCCTATCGCGCGCGATAGCGTCGACCCATTTCAAAGCCCCGCCCGCTGAAGCCTCCTTGAATGGCCAGGCTTCATGGCGGGGCGGAGACTACTGGCGGTTCGCCTCTATGAATTTGGCTGCCGCAAAGACAAAGCCAACCGTCGGTTGCCTTCGGCAATAGTTTTCAATCCAGACCATTGCCGCGTCGTCATCGAGTTCGTGCGATGCGGACCTTAGCTGTCCGTCGTTGCTGAACCAGTTGTGACCGCTTGCGAAGGCGACGAACCATTGACGGTACGCTCGATCTCCTCCAACGACACGCCTTGCTTCGACGAATTTGCCGCAGCTAAAAGTACCAGTGCCATAAACGTAGACGTTTTCCGCCGAGCGTGCCGGGGTTGTGGCCAATGTCGCGGCGATGGCGAGTAGGAGCAGCTTCATATCCCTCCGGGTGGTTTTAGGCGATTCTCGCTCCGGGATGAACTATGGCGCGAGTTAGCACAAAGTGCGTCTCCCCTTATGTAAGCACTTTCTAAGATGAAAGAACAACTGAATAAGGGGAAAAGTGGAATACATCGGTTCAAACCTCCAGCGAAACGAGATGGAGGCCATCGCGCTCACCATCGACCCCGTGCACCGTGCGGACACCCCCGAGCTGATGGCCTCCCGCTGGTTCGACTACCGGCACATGCACCCCGTCCAGGCTACCTACCTGTTCGCTGAGCTCTACAAGGTCCAGACACGCATCTTCGCCGAGAGTTTCGTGGACATCGAGACCGCCGATGACGCGCGCGCCTTTACTCCAGACGACATTTTCAAGAGCCGCGACCTGACCTCGATGTGGCTTGCCCGGGGCGTCGCAGACCGTATCGGGTGCCCGTACACGACCATGCTGGCCTTCGTCCAGCAGCGCGCCCTCGAGCGCACCTTCCAACGCTACCCGCGGCCCAACCAGATGTACGGCGACGACGTCGAGCTCGACCTGGCCGAGCTGTGGAAGTCCCGGCTGCGAACGAGCCTGCAGTACAGCAAGGAGGAGCGCTTCGCAGCTTCCCGCCACCCTGACCCCGCGGCCTGGCCGGCCGACATGCGAGCGCATGTGCAGTTCATCGTCGACCAGATCCGCGCGCGCCCCGCGCCGCACGACAAGCTGATCGGTCGCATGTACCGGGAGGACCGGCTGAGCCCGAGCTGGACGCTGCTGCCCTTCGACGGTGAAGCGCTCGCCCGCGCAGAAGTACACGCCCGTGAGCTTAACGTAAGTCACTACTGAGTCACTATAATTGGGGTTCAGCGGGGCACAACGCCCTGCCATTTTTCTTTCGCACGCATCCCAGGAGCACTTATGAACGCGAACGTTCGCCCCCTTCACGCCAACCGTGACGTGACCCGAGATTTCAGCCGCAACCAGAACGAAAGCAAGCCCAAGTTCGAGGCCAAGGGGCACGATCGCCAGCTGCAGGACGCCCAGTACAGCGGGCGCCAGATCGAAATCGAGACCATGTCCGGCGTCCTGCACGTGGGCGTGTTGATCCGCCGGGATCGCTACACCTTGACCCTGCGCCACAGCGACGGCCGCGTGCGCATGTATTTCAAGCACGCCATCGAGAGCATCGAGCTGGACCAGGGCTTCGCGAACGCTGCCGATGGCCAGGCAGCTGGCGAGACGGGGGTTTAAGCGGTGAGCGGCAGCACCTACGCTGCGGCGCTCAGCGCTACCGAAGATGACGCGATCGCGTTGTTGGATGACATCGACGACGGCGTGCAAGGGGCTGCGCCGGTACCGCGCTACGAGTTCGACCTGGACTTCCAGGAGAAGATCTGCGCGCTGACCCTCCGGGACACGAAGTTCGCCCAGCTCACCGACGGCCTCATCCGCCCCGACTACTTCGAGAACGCGGCCCACGCCGCACTGGTGTCGGTGGCAGCGCGCTACTACGAGAAGTACAAGAAGGCGCCTGGCGACAAGACCACCCTCGCGTCCCTGATGAAGGACGCCATCCGCAACAAGATGCTCCCCAGCGAGATTGCCAAGATGGCAATCGCCGTGGTGCCGGCGATCTTCGACGTCGACGTCTCCGACCGCGACTACGTCGCCGACACGTGCGCTACCTTCGCTCGCCACCAGGCGGTGGCAAAGGCAGTGCTGGACTCGGTGGATCTGATCGAGAAGCGCGACTTCGAGACGATCGGCCAAATCATGCGCCGCGCCGTCGACACCGGCGTCTCCCGCTCCGGCGGCAGCTACGACTATGGCGAGATGGCCAAGGTGCGCACCCAGGAGCGTCTGGACCGCGCCGCGGGCCTGCTGCCGCCCACGGGCATCACCACGGGCTTCAAGGTTCTGGACGACTACCTGTACCACAAGGGCTGGGGCCGCAAGGAGATGTCCGTGCTCATGGGCGGGCCCAAGGCGGGCAAGTCGATGGCCATGATCTCCTTCGGCGTCAACGCGATCGCCAACGGCTTCAGCGTGCTCTACGTGACGCTCGAAGTCGCCAGCAGCATCATCGCCGAGCGGGTCGACGCGAACATCGCGGAGCGCGCCATCAACGAGCTCGGCGCCCACCCCCACGAGGTCCAGGACAAGGTCGCCGCCTTCATGGCGAAGGCAGCCCCGTTCATCATCGAGGAACAGCCCAGCGGGACCATGCGCCCGAGCGACCTGCGCCGCCTGATCGAGCAGTACAAGGCCCAGGGCAAGATTTTCGACCTTGTCATCGTCGACTACGCCGACCTGATGGCCCCGGAGCGCACCACCGACAACGTGCAGGAGAACAGCAAGTCGGTCTATGTGAACCTGCGCGGCCTGGCAATGATGGAAGGCTTCGCGCTGCTGACCGCCACGCAGACCAACCGCGAGGGCGCCAAGAAGGCCGTGGCCACGATGACCGACATCGCTGAGGACATCAACAAGGTGCGCATCGCCGACGTTCTGATCTCCATCAACGTGACCGACGAGGAGCGCGCGCTCAAGCAAGCTCGCCTGTTCTTCGCAGCCTCGCGCAACCAGCGCTCGGGGTTCGCAGTGCGCGTCGAGCAGGAGGTGTCGATGGGCAAGTTCATCAAACAGGTGCTCGGCGAAGACTGACGCCAAGGGACGGGGGCAAAACTTGTCCCTGTACCCACTCTCCCGAAGGAATTTTTATGACCCCCAAGACGCACGCGCGCCGCTTCGTCATCGTCGCGGCCGCGACCACCCAGGAGGCGCTCGACAACGCCGTCGAGCAGGCAACGCGCCTCATCAACGAGGGCAACCTGGCCGGCAAGGACTCGAAGGATGACGCCAGCTTCTACTTCGACAGCACCGACGAAGTGCCGGACTCGGAGCTGCCGGCATGAAGAAGGTCAACGTTGCTGAGCTCTCCGGTGCCGCACTCGACTGGGCAGTGGCGAAAGTGATGGGGTTCGCGCTCCAGCCGAGCAAGACCGGCCTGCTTGTGTCCAATCGCGATTACTTCGGCTGCTGGGGATGGACCTCTTTCTTTCCTTCCAGTAATTGGGCGGATGGCGGGCCCATCATCGAACGTGAGCGCATTTGGACCGCCGAGTGCAGCGGCGCATGGTCCGCGAAGCCCGCTTTGAACTTCGACAAGGTGGAGCGTCTCGACACGTGGGCTTCGACCCCGCTCGAGGCTGCCATGCGCTGCTACGTGGCGTCGAAGCTGGGTATCGAGGTCGATGTGCCGGAGGCGCTGCTGTGAAGGCGGCGCTGATCGTGCTGATCGTGACCCTGGCCGGCTGTGGCCGGCCCGCGGATCACCAGCACTCAATGCTCATGGAGCGTGGGTGCGTCTTCAAGAGCCGCGGCGTCGTCGGCAAGACCTGCGGACGGGGAGGCTGCGGCGACATCATCGGCACTATCTACAGCTGCCCGGCGTACGAGGCGAAGGTGGACGACTGATGAAGGAACTTCTCCTCTTTGGTAGCGCCTTCGGCGCCGTCTTTCTGCTGGGGTTTCAGAGCCTGGCCGTGAACAGCGGCTACCGCGCGCTGGCGCTGGTCAACTCGGCGCTGATCGGCGTCATGAACATCGGCCTGTTCAAGCTGGTGCCGCACGTCGAGACGATGACTCAAGCGGCACTCTACGTCGGCGCCGGCCCGCTCGCGATCCTGTGCGCTATGGAGGTGCACGCTTGGCTGCGCAGGAGGAAGGCGGTATGAGCACCTTTCCTGATGCCTTCATCGAGCCAGAGGCCGCGTTCAAATCGGCGGTGATGCACCAGACCTGGGGCCACCTAAAGGTGGACCGTCGCAAACGGCATCCGGGCTACATCCTCTTCACCGCAGGCGAGTACCGCGATGTGGTGGTCATCAAGTCCGAGTTCGACGATGTGCCAGACAGCCCGTGGTTCTACACCCACATCCACGACTTCATCAGCAAGAAGGCCGGCAAGCGCGAGCAGTGCGGCAAGGTCTTCCGCTTCGACGGCTTCTACCGCGTGTGCCTGAACGGGGTGGGGCAGTTCATTGGCAAGACGCGCGTGGTGCGCATGCCTGGAAGGAAGGGATGAAGGACATCGACCGCGGCACCTACGTCGAGACCGTGCCTGAAAACATGCGTGACCTTGAGCTCCTTGAGAGGCTCTATCCAAACCTGATGCCATTCAGCTCGGTGTGTCATGCAAAGCGTGTCGAGCCGCATCGCCTCGTCAGTTTCAACCCATACCCTACCTGGCATGGAACGCGCTGAACTCGACAAGGCCCTGGCCAAGATCGACGTCGAGACGTACCTTGACCGCGAAGGCATCACCTACACCCACAGCTACGGCACGCGCGGCGAGCAGCTGAACCTGCACGAGTGCCCCGCGTGCGGAGAGGGTGGCCGCAAGACCTACATCAACGCCGAGACAGGCCTGGGCAATTGCTTCCACGGCAGCTGCGGCTTGAAATTCAACAAGTTCAAGCTCATCAAGGCGGTGAGCGGCTTGGCCGGCAACGAGCTCGACGCGCACATCACCACTATCGCCGGCGAGCAGGGCTGGATGCCGAAGAAGGAGCGCGTGCGCATCGAGCAGGGCGTCCTGAAGCTCCCGTCGAAGCTGCACCCCATCCCCATCGGGGGCGTCGATAACCTGCAGTACCTGCAGGACCGCGGCGTCAGCATCGAGTCGTGCCGGGCGTTTGACCTCAGCTACTGCCACGGCGGCTGGTGGGCCTACACCCTGAGCGACGGCACCGAGAAGTTCACCAAGTTCGACAAGCGGGTCATCATCCCGATCGCCGACCTGGAGGGCAACCTCGTCTCGTTCCAGGGCCGGGATGTGACGGACACGCTCGAACCCAAGTACCAGTTCCCCACCGGCTTCGCGGTCGCGGGCTCGCACCTCTACAACGGCCAGAATTTCGTCGATGGCGAAAGCACGCACGCCGTGGTGGGGGAGGGGGCCTTCGACGCCATCGCCATCTACCAGGCCGTGACGGGCTCGGCCAGCTGCAAGGGCATGCTGCCGCTGGCCACGTTCGGCATGCACCTGAGCGACGGGCCCGGCGGGCAGATCGAGAAGTTCATACGCCTTAAGGAGCGCGGCCTGAAGACGGTCACGTTCATGTGGGATGCGGAGGCCAAGGCCACGTCGCTGGCCATCAAGATGGGCTTGAAGCTCATGAGCCTGGGCTTCGTGGTCCGCATTGCGGCGCTGCCCGAAGGCTACGACCCCGCGCAGGGTCCGGACAAGAAGCCCACGCCGCCTGCCATGGTGCGTCAAGCGATCTTTGCCGCCACCAAGCTGACGCGCCTGTCGGCAATCACGATGCTGCACAAGACGGTTAGCACTTCACGTGTGTAAGTCCTGAGTGACTTACCTAAAATAGAGCATCGAACCCAGAGAAGGGGAACTTTATGAGCACGAATTTCCGCATCACCACGACCTGGCTCGAACACTCGACCAAGTTCTACCAGCTGTACCGAATCGAGCGCTTCGACGATGGCCGCTTTCAAGGCCGCTCGGCAACTGTGGGCCACTATGGCAGCAAGAACCTGCTGCAGCGCGGCGCGCTTCGCCCCATCCAGGGCGGGCAATGCGCGGTCTATCCGGGGCCGCAGCACCAAACAAAGCTGGACGAGAAGAAGCGCAAGGGCTACGTCATGGAGAACGCGCCCTTGGTCGACGATCTATCCAGCGAGGCTGCGATGCGCACATGGCTGCAGACGCAGATGCCGACGAAGCACCGCGAGAGCATCCTGCAGATGCTCGGCATGTCGCTGGACCCGCACGCACAGCCGATCGACCCCGACGACGAGCCGATGCCCGCACCTGAAACTGTGAACCGTGCCCCCGCAGAGACCCCTGAGGGCTGGGGCGACTGGTAAATCATCCACATTGAAGGGTAAGTAATGAGTGACACACCTGCTTTCGTACCGCTCGCTGAATCCGCCAACGGCCGGACGAACAGCTTCTGCCTTCAGTGCAAGAAGGCCGAGCAGTCGATGAGCTACGCCGCATGCCTGAACCGGATCGAGACGATCCGCGCTGGCGCCAACGTCCCGAAGGACTGGAACGTCTGCGACACCGCCATCGGCGTTGGCCAGTGCATCGCCCGCGACATGCGCCAAGAAGAGGAGCTCGCTGGCGCATCGATCTACTTCCGCGCTCGCGAAGCGCTGCAATCCGCCGCGTCGACGGCCATGCGCTGGTTCATGCCGGGCGACAAGAAGGCGAAGACGACTGCCGCGCGGCCGGGCTCGGTGCTCGACGCGCTGGGTGATGTTGGCTCGTTCGCAGACGCGATCAGCGGGTCGGCAGCAAGCGCTCCCAGCGCCCCCGCTGCCCGGGTCATCCCGATCACAGCAGTCGCAGGCGCAGGTGAGACGCCCCTGCAGATCGCCCGCCGCCTGCGCGCTGAGCAGGAGGCTGCCAGTGCCTAAGGGGTACCGATTCCGCACGACCTGGCGCGGAAAGCTGGTCTTGCAGCGCAGCGTCGTCACTGTCGTAGGCGATGCCTACGACTGCTGGACTGTCGCGGTCTGGCGAGACGCAACCGCCGAAGACCTCACCCACTTTTTCACCAACCAGGAGGCCTGACATGGCCCTCAGCTTGGACACCGAGCACTGGCACTTGACCATAGACGCGCGGTGGAAGCCTAAGAAGCACGAGCACGCCGAATGCCCGAGGTGCCACGGCCGCGGAACGACCGGCGGCACGTGGGCTGACCCGGACCCGGCAGTCGCGTGCGACACCTGCCACGGGTCGGGCACGGTCGATGTGCCCCCCTCCCGAACCCAAACCTGAAATGCCCGAGGCGCTCGTGATCCACATGCGCGCCGCCTACCAAGAGTTCTGTCGTAACCATCCCACCAAGGAGTCCTGATGTACCTCAACAAAGCCGCCTCGATCTTTCAAGCGATCGAGGCCATCGCCGCCACCAGCTCGAAGAACGAGAAGGAAACCCTCGTCAAGTCCGTGGGCGGCCTGCCGCTTTTCATGCGCATCGTGCGCGCCGCCTACGATCCCTTCGTCAACTATGGCCTGGCCCTGGCGCCCATGAAGCGCGACGGTCTGGCCCCAGGCGGCAGCACGCTGGACGAAGAGCAGTTTTGGACCATTCTGGAAAAGCTGGCCAGCCGCGAACTCTCCGGCACGGCCGCACGTGACGCGGTGCAGAACGCCGTCGACTTCCTGGACGAGCCGAGCAGTGCGCTCTTCCGCCGGATCATCGCGAAGGATCTGCGTGCGGGCTTCACCGACGGCACGATCAACCGCGTGTTCCCGGGCACCTTCCAGGAATTCCCCTACATGCGCTGCAGCCTGCAGGCCAAGTCGAACATGGTCAAGGCGGGCTGGTGGGAAAAGGGCGCCATCAGCCAAGAGAAGGCCGACGGCATGTTCGCGAACGTGAACCGCGCCGGCGACACTGTCTCGATCCACAGCCGCCAGGGCAGCCCCTTCCCCACGGGTTGCATGCCCGAGCTGGAGGCCGCCATGATCGCGGCCCTGGCTGCCGAAACCCAGACCCACGGCGAGCTGGTGGTCTACCAGGAGAACGGTGCTGGCCAAGACTGGTCGCTGATGCCGCGCGAGAAGGGCAACGGGGTGCTGAACAGCCTGCTGTCGGGCGGCGCCCTCGAGCCCGGCCAGCACGTGGCGTACATGGCCTGGGATCAGATCCCCCTGTCGGCGGTCAAGCCCAAAGGCAAGTACGAGACGGGCTACAAGGCGCGCCTGATCGCGCTGCTGGGCCAGCTGAAGAGCGCGGGCTCGGCCGTCCTGCGTGTCATCCCGACCAAGCAGGTGGCCAACCAGGCCGAAGCCTTCGCGCACTACCGCGAGCTGCTGGCGCAGGGCAAGGAGGGCACCGTGGTCAAGCACCCCGACGCCATCTGGAAGGACGGCACCAGCAAGGACCAGGTCAAGCTCAAGCTCGAGGTGGACGTGGAGCTGCGCATCACCGGCTTCATCCCGGGCACGCCCGGCACCAAGACCGCGGCCACGTTCGGCTCGCTCATGTGTGCCAGCGAATGCGGCGCGCTCGAAGTGGGCGTGAGCGGTTTCACCGATGCCCTGCGCCAGACCATTCACAACGACCGCGAGCGCTTCCTCCAGAAGGTGGTGACCGTGCGGGCGAACAGCGTCATGGCGCCGTCGGGCGAGCAGGGCATCTACTCCCTGTTCCTGCCCCGCCTGATCGAGGTGCGCGAGGACAAGAACGTGGCCGACGACCTGCAGCGCATCAAAGACCAGTTCGCCGCGGCGATCGCGGCATGAAGAAGCCGCTGAGCGCGCCCGTCACCCGCGGTGGCTGGGCTGCGTATTTCGACGTGCGGGCACAGGGCGGCAACGCCCAGGCCTGCACCCTTGCAACGTGGTATCTGCTGCTTGCCGCAGCATTCGGAGAATGAAATGAGCACTGGCGAACAACCAGGAGGCATCACGCCCAAGCAGGTGCTGCAGGCGAACCCCGCGCCCTGGACATCGGTGACCTACACCGACGGCACCATCCGTGTGTTCGACGCGGTGGGCGCCGAGGTGGGGCTGCTGTCCGTGCTGACCTTCGCTATCGGTTTGGCCAACGTGGCTGCATCGCGCCGGCAGGAAGCTACTGCCGAGTGACCTCACGCCCTCTATAATCAGTCAGCAAACACTTACTGATTTCGGAGCAACACACAATGGGCCTCAAGGCATTGATCGCAACCTTCCTCGAGCGCGTCTATCCGGCGCGCGTCGCACCCTTCGTCCAGATGGTGGCCACGGCCATCATCAGCTCGCCCGAGGCCTTCAGCGTCGACTACCAGGAGGGCGCGAACCTGCTGCGCGTGCGCCTGGTCGAGGGCTGCAACACCTCGAAGATGGGCAGCGATCTGGCAGATCAAGGCGTGGGGGTGGATGTCGACTTCTTCGACAACTCCATGGCCATCGTGACCTACTACTTCGACAGCATCCCGCTCAACTGGCGCGAGCGCCGGGTGATGATGGAAGCGCTGGACTTGCTGCTCGATGCCCACCAGGACGCGCTCACCCAGAGCATGGTGGCCTGATGATCGTCACCCTAACTGGCCCCTCGTGCGGGGGCAAGAGCACACTGGAGCGCGCTCTGCAGGCGCGGGGGTACGGCAGGGCAATCAGCCATACCACCCGCGAAGCCCGTTCGGGCGAGGTCTGTGGCGAGCACTACCACTTCATCAACGACTGCACGTTCGACGCCATGCTCGCGCACGGTGACTTCATCGAGGTCATCGACCTCGGTACGCGGCGCTATGCGATGAGCGCGGCGTCGCTTGAGCTGGCGGCCCAGCAGGGCAATGTGGTCATCGTCGTCGAGCCACACGGCGCCGGCCAGATCCACGACTACTGCGAGGCGCGCAAGCTCCCCGTCATGGGTGTTTGGATCGACTGCGGCCCTGAAGAGCAGGCCAAGCGCTGGTTGTCGCGCACGGTCGCCGAGTTTGCCATGCCTCCGTCATTTGCGCCGGCGAAGCTCGACGCCGCCATCGAGCGACTGGGCCTCATGCTCGGACTGGAGGCAGCCTGGCGCCAAGAGGCCAAAAAGCACAGCGGATCGGCGCTTCATCCACACCTATACAGCTACTGGATCACCAGCCACGACATCCCGGCAGAGAGCTTGGCAGACGAGATCAAGCTTGTCGTCGCAGCGCGAGTAGCAGAATCCTCGTCCACTAGAGGTTGAGGGCGCGCACGACTTCCGTCATGAAGGTGTTCAACTGCTCTTGGATAATCTTCGCGTTTACGTCCCGGAGATTCATTGGTTTTAGATCGCGCTCGCTATCGCCAAACCTGATCGCAGGAACGACTTGAAGGGTAGCGATATTAG